ACTGGTTGCTGTAGGTCAAATAAAGGGTCTTTAACTGTAAATGTAATCTCATTTAAATTGAAGCTCTTATTAGTAACTCGGCCTCTATAAATGATTTGTGACTCTGAAAATCTCAAGTCTTTATTCCAAGAATAGATTAATACCCTTTGGTTCTCAAAGAAATATCTATCAAAAATATCGTCTAATTCGCCGTCTTGGTTATACAGTTTGAGTGTACCTTGACCTATTCTATAAGTTGCAACTAAATCAGTTAATCCTGGGTCAGAATCATCTAAAAGTTGTACAAATAGCTCTCCAGATAGGGGGTTATACGACCAAGAACCGGGCATTATATCAGCTTCAGAATCAACCTCGATTAGTTCATCAAGACAATTAAATAAAGATACAACATAATTTGGTACGGTGCGTTTGAAAATACCTGTACCTAGGTCTTCAAAGTTAATTAAGCGAGTAGTACATTCTATATGTACTATCGTTAACTTTTCTGACGCCTGGCGGTTTATAAATTCGTCTCTATCTTGTATAAATGAATCTGACATTATTTATCCCTATGGTTTAACATATTTAAATATGAAATTTGTTCCAGCTTCAATTCTACCTACACCATCGACATTTTCTGAACTTACTTCACCAGTTATTTCATCATATACAATTGTCGATCTATTAAATGTACCAGATGCATTGTGTATCTCTAAAACCCACTCAGTATCACTAACTTTACGTAAACTATCTAAGAATGTTAAACCTGGGTCCCAAGTATCTAATAACTGGGCTGTTGTAACGTTATTCGTAAAATTAAGAACTCTTCTATATACTGGACGACCATCAATCCAAGTCTCACCAGTTAGATGTTCATTAACTTCAAATACAGGATTTATAATTGAAGCTGGAGTCATATTAGCACCATTTAAGGTGAGTTGTTCTGTAGAAATACCACTTATAGAGAATTTATACATATCCATTCCACCGTTAGTGCTGGTAAACGCTATAGTTTCTCCTACAACTAGAAGGCCTGACCATGTAGCGGATGAATCAAAAGTAGTATTACCTCCATTTTCTCTAGAAACTTCAACTCCGTTGATTTGTACAGCAGCACCACTTGTTCCAGATATGGAATTACCAGAACCTGTTGCAATAAATACGCCAGTTTTAGTAACTGTAAATAATCCTGTCGTATCATCAAATGTTAACATATCTGAAATTTGACCAACGTTAGTTATATTTTGAAAATCCATTACGGGATTATTTATACCAACAGTTCGACCCATTTCTCCGTCCATTGAACCAGTTGAAACATTATTAATAACTACGGAACCATTTACATCGGAACCACCACCAGCACCAGCTTCGTCTAATTGAAGACACTCACCTTGTTCCAGTCTAATTGTGTGATTTACACCTACATATATTTGATCGTCTCTTCTTCGAGCTATAACTAAAACATTATCTTGGGCTGGCACACCTTCAATTCCAGCAACTACAGGAGTTAAGTTAGTAACCACAGAACTATCTCTATTAATTTCAACATAAGCAACTTGACCATTGTCAATTGTTATAGATTGTGCCTGTATTGTATTCGCAACGTCAGGTAGTCCTGGGCATTGTATATACATATCTTCAGATATGTTTAGTTCCGAACCACCTTGAATTGATATGCCATTAGCTATGAAATAAGCGTCGCTAGGTTCTGTAGAAACTTCATATATACCACCAGCACTATTTAATCTGATTATTTGACCATCTAGATCCGACTCGCTATTATCTTTAGCTGAAAATGGAACACCAGTTGAAAAGGTTAGATTGTAAATAACAGCATAAGTTGTACCCGAAGTAACATTAACTGGATTAGCTAATGTGAATATAACATCTGTGGGAGTTTGACCTGGGTTCCAAGTTGTGATGTCGCTTACATCTGAAGTTTCTAATAATGTATCAGGGAAACCATTAGCATCTACTGTGTATAATGAAACACTTAAAGTTCCGTCTGGAGCAGTACCCATAGTAAATTGTATTTCATATGATTCGATAGTTCCGTCAGATTGTGGAGTGTGGGTAAATCCAGATTGATCGGATATAGCCGTATGGTTGTCTATATTTAAGTTTTGATCTAAAGGAGTAGATTGACCTGGAGCTACAGTAGAACCGAATGTAATTTTACCAGATATCAGTTGCATTATCGGCGATTAACCCATCTTGAACTAATTGTTCTGCAATTATAACGGCAATAGCTTGTAGACTCTCATCGTCAGAATCCTTCCAAACGTCAGCTTTATGATCGTAATACCTAATTTTACAACTAGTCTCATTGTAGTAGAAGTTACCGGCCTGTGGTGCTCCGTCTTCAGCAGCTTCATAAGCAGCATCGTCAGCATATGTAACGACCGAAGAAGCAACTATATTACCTATAGTCGGTTCTGTACTTGATGTAAATCCGTCAAAAAAGTTAAGTTTATTAGACATTTCGTCCCCTTATATTTTATTAGTGTAAATTTCAAATCCATACGGTTCAACTGCATCGTTAGGTCCTTCTAACTGTTCAACTTGATCCGCGTAATATATTCTAATTGTTGGATGCTCCCATTGTCTCACAGCGGCTAGATAGTTAGTATCTGTACCACCATTTGATTCAAGGCGCCATTCGTACTCTGTTTCAGGCTCACCTTCTCTAACGTGTAGATTAACAAAACCCTCAAAGTCAAACCTTACCATACCATAAGCATAGTCTTCTGTCATCTCTAAATTTAAATCTTGTGCAGAAATTGTATCAGAAGTTGCAATTAAAGTATCATCTAAATACAAACTTAAAGTTAAATCGGCAGCTAAATTAACGTTTTTATAGATATTTACGCGAATATTACATATTTCGATATCACGCTTTAATCTAAAGTGTTGTCTAATAACAACACCGTCTATTATTGGATCAACTAATAAGCAACTCATTATTCCGCACTCTCCACAGTTATACTAGTACTATAAAGCTGGCCACCAACGGCTGCCCATGATGGTTGATTCTCAAAATATCCATATACTGTCAATTTATGCTCCGAATCGATAAAACTATTTCCACCTATATCAGTTACCATAAAAATGGGATCATGTCTACCATTATTTATGAACATTGTATCAATTAGATCCATTTCTTCTTTTGTACAACTCTCGATTGTGCCACCTAATGTTTTAACTAGGTTTCTCTTATCTACGAAGCGCTGACTGTACTGGTTCTTAGTTATAGTTGAAAGGTCTGTATATCCATACGCAAATGACCCTATAGCCAAGTTGTTTTGAGGTAAATGGAAATGCTCTCCAATTACTATACGACCAATCTCAGTATAAGCTCCAGTTCCAGTAAACGTGAATTCAACATACCTGTGAGCAACGGGGTCTTGTAGAAATATATAACCTAGATTCTGTTGAGCGTTTAACTCAATATCAAATGAAGGTGAGTTAGTGAAATCTGGTAAGGCGGCCGTCTTGAATGAAGCGCTTGATATACCGAAAGTGTTCTGTGGGTTACCTAATACAGCGAAACTGTCTATATTACGAACTTGACGTAAATCAATAACGATTTTAACGTCCTGAGACTCCAATCTAGCGTATTTACCTAAAGTAGGGTTAAACAGGTTAGATATAGGGAATTGAGCGTTCTCAGTACCCTCTACGACCGTTATTTCGGCCGTTTCTATGTAATTGTCGCATACAAACCTTATACCACAGTCTGACGTGTTATTTATAATAGCCATTATGTAACTTCTCCTAATTGTAATCCATTGGCAACTTGTTTTGAAACTGCCTTACCTATCGCCTCACCGTCGATCTCTACAACCACATTTGAATTCATAGTTGTTGCACCACCAGATATTTGACTGAATAGGTTAGATTGTTGTCTACGATTTAATATCATTTCTCCAGCATTAACGTTAGCTACAGTATTATCTCCTGTAACTCCTGTACCTGGAACTATACCACCATTCTCGAATGAAGGGGCTCTTGTAGATCTAGCTCTTTGTAATGCTGCTGCTGAAGTTGCAACTGACGCTATACCTGCTGGAATATTTGCAGGATAAGGTAATTCTTGGGATCTCATGAATGATGCGATACCAGATGATATAACCTGAGCTATATTCAATGCCTTTTGAATTCTAAAGGCTTTTTTACTTCCAGCTCCAGCCAATTGAGCTAGGGAGCTAAACATATTGGCAGTTTGATCAATAGTTTGTAGTTGAGTTCTGCGTTTCTCTTCTGCAACTTTCTTAGCGTTAATCTAGCTTCAAACCTGATCGCTTCTTCACTACCGAATTGAGCTTGTAAATTAGCGAGTCTAGTTTCATCTCTAATTCCAGCCTCTAATTCCTTTTGAACTTCTAATTCTCTTTGAGCTAATGCTGCGTCTTCTCTTAATTTCATTAATTGATCTTGAAATCTTTTTTCAGAATCTAAACCAGCTTGATTTCCATCACCACCAGCACTACCAGTATTAGATGTAGGGTTTTCAGTAGTAGAACCTGGAGTATTAACGAAACCTGCTAAAGAAGTATTTAACCTTATCCCAGCATCCTGTATATCGTTAGCTAATTTATCAGCATCGTTAGCAATCTTAGCTGTATCTTCTGCAAATTTCTTAGCAGGTTCTGTAATACTTATACCATTTCTAAAATTATCTATTTGGTCCGCAAAAGCTTGTATCTTAGCTCCTTTCTCAGAACTAAATGCTCCAACAAGTAAAGCTAATCCGGCAGTCAATCCATGAACAGAAGTAAGTGCTAATTTAAGTGCAACATTCATACCTGTCTCTATAACAGCTTGTACAGCCGCAGCGGCAATTCTAAATCCTGAAAAGGCCCTTACAGCAATAGATGTTGCAAATGCTAAAGCTAAAATTGTATCACTTACAAAATTTAATGTACCTTGTAATGTAATATTTGCGTTAACCCAAGCGAGCACACCTTGTGATATTCTAATTATCTCTATACCAGCGAACTTTAAGAACGGTAATAACTTATCGCCAATAGCCGCTCCAACTAACTCAATATTATCTTGTACAGTTGAGAATACACCACTAGCAGTTCTAGCTAGTTTAATCGTACCTTCGAAGAAAGTTCCACCTTCAGAAGTTAAATTCTGTAAAGCTTTATTTACATCTTCAAATGTAATTCTACCTTGTTTCTGTAAACCTTCTAAAGCGCTCTCAGATACACCTATAACTCTGGCTAATTCTGGATATAGTACAATACCACGTTCTAATAGTTGTAAATTTCTCTCACCCGTTAATCTACCGGCTGATCTAATCTGACCAATAATTCTTGCAACTTCTGGTAATTTTGAACCTGTAGCACCGGCGACGTCACCTAATTGTCTTACTTGAACTTTAGTTTCTTCGGCACTAAATCCGAATGCTAATAACTTTTGCGATGCATCGGCAATCTCTGATAATCTAAATGGTGTCCTAGCTGAAAAATCAACCAGGTCTTGAAATAGATCGTTAGCTGTTGAAGTACTTTGAGTCAATACTTCAAATTGGACCCTTAATCTTTCAAAATTGGCCGCAGAACTAATTGCTGCTACTCCAGCATTCTTTAATAAAGACACTGTGCTAGTAAAAGATCTAGTTATAGCTCTAGCTGCTATATTACCCAGAGCTATCTGTTTAGTTAATTTACTGAATGAAGTTCCGGCTCTATTATTCGTATCAGCCTGTAATTTGGTAGTTTTAATGTTCTGACCTAAAGCTCTGTTTAAGTCTCTAAATCTTTTACGCGTAGTATCAGCGCTTTTCTGAATCCTGTTTAACGAGGCTAAGGCGCTTTGAGATTTAATTATTATGTCAAAATTAATATTGTTCACAATTTATTTCCTTTTTCTCTTCATTTCTCTTTGCTGTTCTGCTCTCTGTCGATTCTCGTATTCCGAGTTTAAAGATTGTAAAACTGAAAATAACTCAATAATCTTATTAGGTTGATCGACTAAAGCACCGGGAAATGGCATTACACCTTTCTCGTATTGCATAAATAGGTTATAGTAAAAATCAAAATTAGAATATCTTAGATTTTCAAAACCAGGCTTTAATATCAGGTTTAAAGACTTCTGAGTTTTAGTGTTAGAAGCTGTGAGTGCTTCTATCTGTTTCATTGTATACCCACGTTCTAATAACTTATCATTCATCAAGTTTTGGCCCGTACTTTTATTGTATGTTGCAACTACTTTTGCGTATTCAACGTAAGTCAGGCTCGACTCTCGCATTATCATTGTGTATATATAGTAAAGTACTGGGTCCATAAAAGAATATGGGTCAATTACTTTTTTTCGGCACTTCCTTCGGACTTAACATAATCTACACCTTTAATCTTCTCACCAGTTTCTGGGTCGATAAACTCTGTTGGTATACCATTAAGTAAGTTGAATGCAACTAGAACTAGTTCGCTTGAAAATGGGGCATTCATTAAGTCATCGATTATATTCGACTCTAAGTTACCATCTTTATCTTTATCTAAGACATACTTTGTACCGTCAGCATTCTTAATACCGTCAATATCTTTAAGACTGTATTTAATGGCTAGACTTGTACCTTGCATTGTTTTCTTTAAATCCCCAGAGGATAAAAGCTCGTTAATCTCGGCTTTATGTATCTGAGATAGAGGGCTGATCTTAGCGACCAGCTCTCCAATTTGTAAACTTATAATATCACTTGTTTTTCTTATAATCATCTTTATCTCCCTTAAATTCGATTATGAAAATGTAATGTAGATCTCTTCACATTTGCTATCATCACCACGACCGGCCATGAAACTAACGTCTTCTTGTAGATTACCATCTAAGTCGGCTTCTGTCAACTCTGTAACAATAGCTTTAGGCATATAGAAAGATACAACACCAGTGTACTCACCTCTATTACCTTGACAATCTGTATTATGAGCAGTTGCAAAAATACTGAATTCGATTGTGCAATCAAAAAACTCAAATAAACCACAGTTATCATCTTCTTTATAAGGGTTGAATGAACCACTTACAGACCTTTCTGTAATTCTTGAATTTAAACGACCAGTTGGTGAACAAGTTGCAGTCGTGAATGAAGTTGTATTCTCAACAGAGAATGAAAAGTCATTTACAGCTACTTCTTCGCCGTCAACAAATACACAAGCATCTAACATAATTGGTGGTAGACAATCTTGATATTGTGGGTCGAATGGATTGTTGTTAACACTACACTTATAGTCGATTGCATCTAAACCGAAGTTTAAGCTAGCAATTTGACCTGTACTAAAGTTATCTAAAGACATACTGTTTACTTTCGCACCAGTAATATATTCTTGTCTAGTACCATTGATATATTTAGTTACTGATAAGTTCTCATGACCGTTTTCACTAGTTACATAAGTTACAGTAGCACCGATTACTTCGCCGTCAGACGGTATAATTGGAGCCGGAACTAATAAATCAACATACACATCCCCTGCAACGTTATTAACGGCAGTGATAGCACTTGTGTGATATTGTGATGGTGTTTGAATTGTGATACTAGCACCGATTTGATAGATATTAGCACTCGCGTCTGATAAGTAGATTCTAGTAGCTGTGTGAGCTTGACCTGAGTCAGCAGAATCTATGATTACTTCTGGTGTTGAAAATCTAGAACCCAAAGCTGATCTAAGTAAAGCATCGTATTCTGGTATGAAACCATTCTCTTCTAGTCCAGAACATAACTCAACAGCTAAAGTGCCGTTAGCAGACTTTGTTCCAGTTCTAGGGGTTACTTTACCGATTGAACCTGTTAAGATATCTCTCTCAACTAGTTCTTTAGCCGGGTTTAATTCGGAACCATCAGTCAAGGTCTTAACGTAGCTAGTGTCAGCTTGTGGTGGTACATAAGTACCCTCAACGGCTTCAACTTCTACGGCATAGACCGTTTCTCTTTTGTTACCTATTCCCATTTAATTTCTCCTTAATATTTATAATTCGCATCTATGTTTTATTGTGAAAGTGATTCTTTGTACAACAATTTTACCACTCTCGATAAATTCGGGTTCCGATATGACTAGTTGATCCACTAATAACGCGCGTCTATTGAGGCTAGTCCGAGCTAACTTCTTGTAAACACACAGTGCATCTCGTCGATTATCATAACTAAGTTCCACGATTTCCGAGTCCCCTGAAGCCTTAGTAAATTTCGACCTAATCATCACTAGCTCAAATTGTTGATCTAGTGTCACGAATTTATGTACGCCTTCAACTTCAATAGCTTCCAACGCTCTTATTCCAAATACTCTATTCTGATTAAAATTGTTATTTAGATCTAAATCCTCTAAATACTTAATTTTACTCCATTCGGTCCCTAGTTCGTCTTGAACGCAGTCGCAAATGTAATCTGTTATATCTCTTATAGGGTCCGCGATGGCCATAATTACCTTCTCCAGGTAAATGAACCACCAGAAATAAAAGAATCATCGTCGTCATCTTTAATTCCGTTATCATTTACATCTAATGTAACTTGTATAGATTTAAAGGTATTTTGAAATCTATCCTGATATTCTTTATATTTATCCCATTCAATTGAGTCCTGATTATCGGCCATTCTAAAGAAAATAGTTGATAATGCTAGATACGTAGCAGCTAGAGCCACCTCAGTCTTATCTAGTAGGTCAAAACATGTTACAATTCTCTCGTATATGATTTCTAGCTGATACATGAGATAATATGTGAGAATTGAAGTTAGTTGGAAATAAACATGGGTCTACAACCTCAAAGTACTCTTCTTGCAACAAACAATCGTCACTGAATAGACACCCGATCCCAACTATACACACGTCTTCTGTGTGTGTTATTCTGATATAATGATTGGTTTCCCCATTAATATCAATCTCTTGCGAATCTTCTATGTTATAATTTAGGAAGCCCGATCTAGTTAATCCGTTAGTTCCGTCGGCTAAATTTAATTCAACCCACGCAGTTCCGTTGTAATATTCATAGGTTACGCCGTCTTTATCTGTAGTTGGTACACTAATTTCAGCATAAAAACTAGAAATAGGCTTGTAAAATCCAACATATAGCTGTTCTCCAGCTTCGATTATAAATTTGTCTTTAATAAAGCTAGTTGCAGATAGACTGTGGTCAGTGAAGACACCAGCGTTATCTGATATAACCGTTAAATTATCAATTCTATTCGACATTAATTGCTCCTTAAAACATACCCTGATATTTGGCGTACGCAGCACTAAGAGTTATTATAGCACCGGTTATCCATTTAATCAAGTCTATTTTTGCCATTCTTTTCTCTAAATTCTCTGTACGACGCATATGCTCACCAAGTTGTTGATTTTGCACAGCATTCGTCACTTTAACTTGTACCATATCATCCTTAATCTGTTTAACATCGTCGTGTATTATTTTTATGAGTTCATCGTTGCTTGACATATATTATCCTTTAACTTGTATGTATTTCTATTCCGTTTCTATCTACTTTAAATCCATTTGGAGTCACTGTAAATCTATATGTACCAGCTTCTTGTCCACCAGATGCAACATTGCTTCCGTTTGGATCGAATAGCGTGTAACCACTATTTATTACTCTCAATCTGTAATGTACGGTGTTAGTATGTGCTGGAGTTCCAGATGGTGCCAATTTAAAGAATAATGTAGTGAATGCCGGTTGGGCTGGTACTGTAATCTCAAAATATTCACCGATTTGTAATATATTTTCAACAGTATTAGCTCGCTTATTGAAGTTACTATTAGGACCTTGAGGTATAGTAATATTACCATTACCGTTATCTGTTATATTTTGTAGATTCTCGAAAGTGG